CTCACTGCAGAAAAGTTCATGGACCACGTCTACGACATTCGTTACATCGTGGACAGGGAGAAGCGTTACATGGGTGCAGAACTTATGGTAGCAGGAGGCGGACCTAACATATGGGTAAACCTGGATACGAAATATGTTGAAGGTTATTGGGGCGGAGACAAAGTTGAGCAGCCCTTCACTGACAACATCGGCCTCGATGATTATTGCGAAGAGATGTATGGATAGAAATCGTAAATCAAAATACACAGAAACCATCCACGCCGTGCACAACGAATGGTGCGCGGCCAATGGTTATCCCGTGCGTAGCTACAAGCCTGGACCAGGGCGCCCTAAGCTGCAAGCTTCAAGCTCTAAGATCCTAAAGTCTCGAGCGTTAAACCTACATCATCAAACCTGTCAGCAATAGCTTCAAGCTTCAAGCTATAATCATCAAGCTTCAAGCTACAAGCTGCAAGCTCCTCGATCAATGAACCAGGGACCAAGTGAAAACGTTTCTTTGACCTCGGACCAAGGGTCTGGATGCAGATAAATGTATTGTTAGGATGTCTTACGTGCCACGCAATTTGGTGTGGACTTAGACGGACAGAATCACCTTTTGCTATCTTAAATTCTACTGTAAAGAAATGCTTTCTTTTGTTATAACAGAGTGCATCCGGCACACCTTGTAGACTTAAATTTTCAATCCTACTGTAGATAATATTAGGTGTAGCTTTACGTACGGTCTGGTATAATTTAGCTTCTGGACCCATTACTTTTTAGGAGTAACAGGTGTATCCTTTTTAGTCTCAGCTGCAGGCAAAGAACTTAGCATAGTTATAAGAGGATGCACTTGATCCCAAGGTTGTCCTTTTAAATACGCTACCAATGCTGTCAGCTGTTGTGTGCTTATTTGTTTCATATTAATCCTTCTGTTTGTTTGTCGATATTGCCAGATACAGATATTCTTACGCAATCACTTTTAAAAGGTATTACCCAATGAACTAGTGACGCTGGAAATATAAACATATCTCCTACTTTAGGAAATATTGATCTGTACGTGACGAATTGTTTATTACCCTCTCCATAATTAAACTGAATAGATCCTGGCCCTGCATGTCTGCCTTTAAACTTTTCATTTTCTTCTTTTAAAACATCAGGAATATCTAAATATATTACAAAAGATAACTCACCGTTGTGGTCATGTGGTGGGTTGAACTCATGTTGTTTTTGGAAGTTAGCCCAAGCACTTAACAACTGATACCTTGGTAAAGGTGTTGCGGACCTACCCACATATTGAGAATATACTTGATGATAGCCACCTATGATAGGCGCTAAGTTTGGTATAATTAAATCTTTGTTTAGCGTAACTTCTTTGTCTAATATACCTGCAAGATGTTTATTGTGTGGTGTGTTAGAAGATTTAGCAACGCTTAACAAATGCTTTACAACACCATCATCTAATTTTAATTGTGCAAGACATGGTCCCCATTGGTGCACTAAAAATTCTGTTTCTACTTTTTTTTCTTCTACTTTGTCTGTCATTTAAAAATTACCTTTTAATCCTTCATCTATCTGTAGTGTTTGTTCATCTTGTGTCTTAACTACAAGTTTAATACTAGGACTACCTATAATTTGACTTTCATGTACTTCCATTCTTCTTATCTCCTCTAAAAATCCGTTCTTCTCTACATAAATTTTTGCATTACTAATAGCATTACCTTTTTTACTTGTAAAACTTTCTAAGAACTCTTGTAAATTTTTAACGTACATTACAAAAAACCTTTATTTCGTAACCTGTTAACATACTCGTCTGTTTGTTTTGTCAGTCTAATATTGTCTGTCATAACCTCTGTGAGTCTAGCTTTAAGATCTTCGTTGGTTTGTTCTACAGATCTTTTCTCACCTAATATCTTTTTTAAGTCCCATATTTGTTGCCTGTCGCTTTTATGTAAAGCTTGATGACCATTAATAACTTCTTTTAAATCTCTTATTTTTTTGTCTGCTTGTTCTATTAACAAGGTTAAATCTAACGGACCTCTATCCTCTTTTGGATTAGGATTAGACGGACTCGGTCTTTGACCTGTATTAATAGCATGTTCTTCTAAGTCTTTCGCACTCATCATACTTGACAATATATGATTGTTACCCTAAAATGTCAAGTATGCATAAAAAAGGATTATTAAACGCTCTAGTAGACAAATATGAGGCACAGATATCTGCAGCCCATGCAACCATTAATATATATCTAGAAAGCCCTGTAGCTATAGGAGAACACCCACAACATCTAGATGAAATAGATAAACAATTAGCAATAATAGCAGAGGCAGAGGATAAATTAGATAGTTTAGAATCATTCCAAGTTACGGAGGAATAATGGGGGTGCCAAAAAGATTGACAGAAATGCAACAAAGATTTGCAGAGCTTGTAGTATTTGGTGGACCAGACGGACCACTAACACAGACAGAAGCTGCTAGGATTGCTGGCTACAGTGAAAAAAGATGTAGGCAAGAAGGATCAGAATTATTAAATCCTAAATTAAGTCCATTAGTTGTTCAATATGTGTCAAAATTAAAAGAAGAACGTATGAAAAAATACGAAGTTAACTACGAGAATCACATTACAGAATTAGCACGAATCAAGGAAGAAGCTTTGAAGAAGAAATCTTTTTCTGCTGCTGTAAATGCTGAGACAAACAGAGGCAAGGCGGCAGGATTATATATAGACAGAAAAATAATAAAAACAGGTAAACTAGAAGAGATGTCAGTAGAGGAACTAGAAGCAAAAATGAAAAAAATATTAGATGATTATTCACAAATTATTGACGTGACCCCAGAAACTAAAAAAATTAAACATTAACTTTCTCCATCTTTAATATACAACCTTTAGGAAATACATTCCTATCACTAAATACTTCTTCCTTTTCATCATAGGAAGCAAACGTCCATAGAAACTTATTTGTTTTCTTATACACATAAGCTTGTGTAACCATAACAGCACAACCAAACTTGTCAAACTCTTCTGGAGTTGCATGCCCCGCATCACCTGTGATGTCCAGCCACCTGATAGAATAGAAGTAATACTTCTTCTTGTTTATGATTGCGTGTTTATATTTAGATTTTTTTCTAGTTTTCATATCTATATAGTGTTTATACAGACAAATATGGTTTTCTTAAACACGAAAATGTCTCTTGATAGGCCTTTCTGTATTTGCTCTAAAAGTGTTGGTATTAGCACCTTAAGACACTTTTGCCATTTTACCTTTTCATAAAATGTCACTATTTTTGCTCTAAAAACGTTGCTATTACTCATTTATTTTCATTTCTGCCATTATGACACTATATTTTCAGATAAATTTTTATTTTTAAAATAAATTTGTTTGTATAAACACTATATGTCAGCCACTTGCCACACAAATGCCACATTTATGACTCAATCTTGCCTTTTTCAAACTCTTGTAACAAATCGTTGGTGTCAATATTAGTTTTTTCTTTAGAATCATTCTTAAGTTCAAAGTATTGATCTAATCTTTTTAAAAATTTGTGTTTCCAAGATCTTAATTGTAGTCCTTCAACTTTAAACTCTTGATAATATAAATCTGGTGTACATATCATAATCACGCCCTGTTGAATGTTGCTGCCATGTACATGATCATGGGCCATAGCATAAGCTGCTATTTGCATAAAATAGTCTTCTATCCATTCTAAACGTTTGGGCCTATTTGATTGTTTGTAGTCTATTATAGATTCTTTACCATCATGTAGGCCTACCAAGTCAGTAGATCCAGCGTAAAGGCCGGGATAGTATAATGTGACCTCAGACCCGTAATATCCGTCAACAGGAGCTAGACCTATGTCTATGACCTTCTGAGCCATGTTTTTTGACAACTGTCCCATCTGTGTCATATCCTCGTATCCTTTACCTAATACATAGTTCTCCAGATATTTGTGCATGCTAGTCCCACGTTTAGCTGATTCGTTTTTAATACGTTCTGCTTCTTCTTCCCCTTTTTGCTTTATCCAATTGTATAAGAATGATTTGTCTTTTGTTTGTCCGAGGACCGTGGTCACTGATGGAAGTCTATTGCCATCAACGTCATAGGTCCGTGGTCCCTGGCCATTGATTTGCTCGTACTTACCGTAGGAATATTTATCTAGCTTCTTAATCATAATACGCTTCGCCTGCAGTCAAATTGATCCAGGTATATTTATAAATTAAATGAGATAATAAATCCCACTTACCTTCTTCCCTACATCTTTTAACCATGCACTTAATTCTAAATACAAACTGTGTCTTTCTATTTTTCGTCTTCATCCTCTCCTTTTCCATAGATAGCGTTCCAACCATCTATGTATTCTTGTGTTGGTACTCTACTTCTACCGTCATGTATACGACCGGATTTATATCTTGTTTTTAAGTTGTTTCTATCTTTAGTTTTTTTACTTATAGGATGGTGTGTATCATTGATCGTGGTAAACGTTTCTTTACCTGTCTTCTTATCTTGACCAGTCCTAACTGTTTTAACTTTATCTCTGTATTTTAACACTCTAGTCATTTCCTAGTGCCTTCTCTGATTGTACCATCTTTATCTACATATATCATATGTATAATTTTAGTAAATTTTATATTACGTCTACCTCTAGAAATACGATTACCTT